ATAGGGCGCGTGAAGTAAAGCGCAATAGAATAATTTAATAAAGTGATTTAGTAAGTATTGGAAATTCTTTAGAATCTTCGAGAATCTTCGATGAAGGGAATAGGGGAGTTTTTAGTGATTATACTGAAGTTTACTGAAGTTTACTGATGGTGTCTAGAGATGTCTAAAGATGTCTAAAGATGTCTAAAGATGTCTAAAGATGTCTTTTTTGTCTTAGACTACTTAGTAATTCTCATAATTTGGAAATTCCCATTAAATCATTATCAGAAAAGACAGACTCCGAAGACAGAGGAATCAATTTCCGAGGAATCGATTGAATTCAATTTCCGATTAGAGCAACAACAAAGGCAAGAGCACCGATCCAAATAACTGCATAGGCAGCGACACCGAGAATAACAATAGAGGCAAGAAGAGAAAGAGCATTATTATTAGATTGGATTAGTAGAATAATAACAATCAGGAGTAGAATTAGTTCCATATAGAGTTTCGATAGAGTTTAGATTTACTTTATTATACTATATGGAATTAGATTCGTCAAGCATTATTTTATATTTGTTTAGATGTTTTCTTGTTACTTTCACTGATATCCAATTATTATAATAGGTTGAGTCTATTAGTACGTTGTTGGTGAACTGATAATAGGCTTCCAAGTAAGAAAGTTGAGACTTGGAATGACAAATTTCCAATATCTCTTTCTTTAATTCTGGGTTATTTGTTTTTATATCAGTATTTAAATCGTCGTTGGATCCGGTGTATGTTTTCCAATCGGATTCAACCTTTACTTTTTTCTTTTTTAAATTCTTCTGGATAGTTTTACTAAAATGGAAAACTTTTTTACCAATATATTTTTTGTTATTTTGGGTGTTGGTAATTAGATAAACAAACCCAATTGCTTTTTCTGGGGGAGCAGTTAATGGTTCGTTGTAGTAAAGCCACATTGATTTTTACCTATTCAAGTTAAGATAACTTTACTTAGGGTTATTCTTCATCTTCAATTTCTTCTTCGTCATCAATTTCCGTTTCAATTTCACTACCACATACGATACAATACCTAATATCATCGGTAAGGCATCCCTGTTGAGAGTGAATTTGATATTCTGAGTCGCATTCAAAACAAGTTATTTTCGTTATCATAGACTTCCTTGTCCTCTTTTTATTTATGTTTAAAGTCTGTTTTATACCATCCATTACCTTTTAGAGCAAAATTAGTACGAGCGATTAATCGTTTAGGAGATTCAGCTGCACAATATTTACAGTTTAGGGGATCAGATTGGTCTTTTCTTAATTCTTCCCAAACTTCTTTACAGCTTGGGCATTCGTAATCGCGCAATGGCATAGTATAATCCTATTATCAACAGTAAAGCATAATAAAAAATAGTTGTTGTAAAAATTACTGGGATTAAAAATAACCCCAGTATAGCAATGAAATTTAGTTTTCTTACCTTATTTAGCATTTAACTGCATTGACAGTATTTTTTAGCAGGTGGAGCTGAAGTGCAAGAATAATCATTAGGATAAGGATTTGTTATAGTGATTGTATCACTAGCCATGGATCCTGTTATTGCTCCACCAAAAGAAAAATAAGAGTTATCATTTGGATACCAAGGTGGATCAACATTATCAAAGGTAAAAGTTTGGCTAGTAGCAGGACTAGTTATCGTTAATTTACCAAAAATTTTATTCAATTCATTATACAATTCTAACGCATCAGCATTAGATAAACTTATTTCTTTTTTATCAGAAAGAGTAAAAACCAATTTATTTAATTTAGTCATAATAATTTTCCTATTAACCGTGATTTGATTCTATACCATTTCTAATTCGTTTATATGGTTTATTTCCCTTAACGAATCCTTCTGGTATCATATCATCTGGAGAAAAATATTTATTTTTTACCCCATTATTATAACACAATTTACCCCGCACATAACTATTATTTTTAAAGTTATGTTTTTCAGGAAATCGATTTGTTGGGTTATTGTTACCTTTCATTCTATTAGAAATATCATGTTTTTCTTGCTCAGATAAGTTTCTTATTGAAATTTCTCCAGATTTATATCTTGCTGCCTTTGTTTCGAGCGTTTTTAACACAATATCCGGATTTTTCATAGGATTATTTAATTTCATAGCTTTAGAATAAGCTGCCTTCATAATAGAATACTGTTTAGATGTAAAAATCCTATTTTGAAACTCATTAGTATTTTTCATCATACCAAACGCGCACAATAATTTATAATTTTTTGGATATATTTTAATTAAAAGGTAATGTGCTATATAATGTTCTCTAGCAGTTAATTTTGTTAAATTTTCGCTAGAATTATCACCACCCATACATTTCGGTATGATATGGTGACATTCAGAATATTCTAAATTTTCTCTTAATAATTTACCTCTTAAACATAAAGAATCGTAAATTTTCTTATAATTCATATAGTTATCCGTGGCATGCTAAACAAGATTCTTTAGTAACATTTACTCCATTTTCAGATCTAACATAATACAATGATTTAATCCATGGATCTTTAAATGCCAATTTATGAACTTCGCTAATATATTCTTCATCCTCATCAGCTGAAAAGAAAAAATTAATGCTCTGAGCTTGATCAATATAACGTTGACGAGCTGATGCTAATCTAACAATTTGTTTTTGATCAATCTCAAAAGCTGTTTTAAATACTGCTTTTTCATTATCATCTAACCAAGTAACATGTTGTACTGAACCGTTATTACTTATAATGTCTTTAACCACTGCATCTGTATAAACGCCTTTGCTTTTCATTATTGTTAACAGCGATGGATTAACTCGATCCATTTTACCAGCAGAGGTATTTTGAACATAAGCATTTTTATAAATTGGTTCAATTCCCTGACTAACAGAACCACAGATTAAAGCTGAACTGAGATTTGGAGCAATAGCAACTCGATGAGTATTTCTTACACCATAACCTACACACCATTCCGGTTCACCCCAATTTTCTGCCATCCATTTAGATGCTCGTAATGATTCCACATCTAAATGTTTAAAGATCTCAGTATTTTTATAATAAGCGTCTATTGATTCAAATGGAATACCATGGTCTTGTAAATATGTATGGAACCCAAGCATACCCAATCCAAGAGCTCTAGATGCTGTAGCAAAAGCAACAACTTTTTCCATTCCAGGTTGAGTTTTACCGATTTCAATTAAATCTTGATTAACACAATCTAGGAATACTGTTGCATTAAATACTGCATCCGTATCTTTCCACTCATCATAAAGCGAAGCATTCATTGAAGATAAAACACACGAGAATGTATAATCTTTACTTGAATGAAGAGTAATTTCAGTACAAAGATTAGATGCATTTACTCTTAACCCTTTATCTTTATACATTTGAGGACTAAGATTATTAACTCGATCAACAAAAAAGAAATAACCCTTTCCAGTAATCATTTTAGTTTTTAAGGCTAATTGATAACGTAAAACCGCATCATTATCATTGGTATCCAATCTAGCAATAAATTCATCAGTAACAACCCAACCGAGATTTGCATCATCTGGGTTTTTGCTAATAAAATTTACAATCTCATAAAAATCTGGATGATCAATTTCAATATATCCAGCCCAAGCTCCACGTCTTTGACTTCCTTGAGAAATATCTCTGGACATTTGAATAAAATCTTTAAAGACTGGGAGAACGCCTGACGCTCCTCCTTTAACGCCCTTGATAGGAGCTCCACGGTGTCTAATCTTTCCTAGGTAGCCACTAGTACCGAAACCATTTTTACTTAATACAGCAGCCTCTTGTTGAGCTCCATAGAATCCAAAAACGCTATCTGGAATTTCTCCTCCAGAACAACTAACAGGACAACCAAATCCAGTTCCCATATTAGATAAAACTGGAGTAGAGGCAGCCAACCAACCATTCCATAATAATTCAAAAAATTTAGGTTGCCATTCAGCAGGATTTGGAGTATATTTTGCAGCATGTTTAGTTATTCGATTATAAACTGATTTTAAATCTGGACACTCAGCAGAAAGGTTTTTCTCCTTAAGCATTTGCCAAGCAATAGTTGTGCACCATGCAGGCAGTTGACCAGTTTCTTGTAACTCTTTTCTCTCATCACTCAATTCATCATAAATTGATTTTTCGTGCTTTACCATACAAATCTTGCCTCTTTCCAGTTGCGGTTGTAATCACTACCAGTCGAACTAAAAAAATCGTGCAACGTAGTTGATTCTAAATCTTTGTAAAACCATTCTGAAATGGGATTATAAGTTGGTTTAAAAATAGATTTGTACCCCAATTCTTTTAAACACATATCTAATCTAGATTCAGTAAAATGATTTATTTGATTCTCGGTAATACCTTTAATGCTACCTTTTTCAAAAGTTTTACCATTAATAAATCCATCATGTTCTCTAATTACTCTAGCAGTTTCTTCTAATTCAGCACGTAAATGCGCTTCATCTTCTTCGCTAATTTGTCCATCAACTTTTGCTTCGGATAATAATGTTCTGAATAACCAAGCACCGCCTTGCGAATGTAAAGATTCATCAATAGCAGAAAAGTTAATTCCAGCATTTACATTAATTGCTTTATTTTTACCATTTGAATTAAAATGTTTAATAAAAGCAAACTGACCAAATAAAACAGCGCCTTCAACCATAGAGAAAATTCCAACGGATTTTAATTTATCCATTAAAGTTTCTCTTTTCGATAAACGTTTACCGATCCATTTCATTCTATTAACTAAAACTTCATCATCTAGATATGATAAGTAAAATTCATCAGTATCTAAACCTAAAACTTGGTTAATTTTATTATAAAAAGGAGCATGGACATTAGTTTCCATAAAAGCAAAGGCATCAGCCATTCTTTGAATGTCAGGTCTCGGAAATACCTGAGCAACATAATTTTTCCAGTATTCGTTAACTGAAATTTCATATTTGGTAAATAATTTTAAAGTAGAAGTCAATCCATATAATTCTGCTTCGTTAAAATTAGTTTTTATATCATGTAAGTCTTTTTCAACTTCAATTTCGAAGTCAAACCACATAATTTCTTGCTGTTTTCTAGCAAATTCAATCGCCACTGGGTAATCAACAGTGTATGTTTCTTTTGGCGTCAGTAATCTAATAGCCATATTAGTCCTTTTCAATAAAAATTAAAATAGTTGCATCCCTGCAACTCATTATCCATATACTAATTATAAAGTTTTATTTTGTAAAATTTAACATTGGAACTGGTCCAGTCATATACTGAGGCAATTCACCATTCCATTTATCGATTTTATTTAGCTCAAGCACGCTTGGGTTATTTCTCAATGCAGCACCTTTAATTTCAATCGCCTCAGCTTCTGCTTTAGCAATAGCAATCTTAGATTCAGCTACACCTCGAGCTTCAGCAATAGTTTTATCTGCCTCAGCTTTTGATTGCGCTACTTCATTTTCTCGTTGTTGAGTTTTTTGTAATGCTTGAATTTTAGCATTAATAGAATCAACGATCGATTCCGGTAAACGCATATCGCCAACTAAATAAACGCTTTCTATTTTAATGCCAACTGGATCCATTTCATGACGAACAAGAGTAGTTACATCATCAATTAAAGCACTTTTACCCTCACCATAAACAGATTCAATATCTCTAGATGAAGCAGCTTTGTTAAACGCATCTCTCACGCTATTGCGTAATACAACATGAGTAATTTCACTAACGCCTTTACGATATTTCTGGAAAATATCAGTTACTTTATCTGGTTCGATATGATAACTAATACCAACATCAGTATTTACAGTTAAACCTTGTCTGGTTTGAAATGTAAACGAATCATCATTTGGGCTACCTTCAGTAGAAGCTTTAGTCCAAACATGATTTTGTGTAAATGTCGGAAATAAGAATAAGTCTTCATTAAAACTAATCCAGTAACGCCCAACGCCTAATACTTGACTATCCACACCCTTGTCGCCGCCATTTAAAAATACCTTAATTCCAGTATAACCTGGAGGAACATTAGAACAAGCAACAAGGAATGGAATCACTAACAACCATAATAATTTTTTCATTTAACGTCTCTAAAAATATA